AGGCGAAGTCCACCACTGGTATGACATTGTTACTGGGAATTCAGCAAGATTGTCGTTATTATCAAAAGCGACTTCGATTGCACCTATGGTCTTAGGCCAACATCCGACGAAGTTATAAGTTCTCTTACGATTTCCTTCTCTGTCTAACCAGTGAATTTTCCAGTCTTGAAAGAGAGGAGTGTTGATACTTCCAATTTCAGAAACATTATCGAAGTGATGTTGGAATGTTTGGTTCCACTGTTCGAACTTGTCTCTGAGATTGTGTTCTGCATCTTCAAGAATGGTTAGTTCCCAATCACCGAATGTTCTATCGCCTGGCATCTTGAACTGACGGCCACGCCAAGGAACTACGATTTCACCAATCTCTGAAGCAGGGATTGATGCTGATTTACACATAAACTTAAGAAGTCCACCATCGGCATTGTTTCCGATTGCACCTTCTACTTCAAAGAGGTTTCCTCTTGCTCCACCATTTTGAAGTGCTTGTGATTTGAATTCGTTTAACATCTGTGTTATCTCCTTTAGTAGTATTTAGGTGGGGCGAGCGAACCCACCCCACCAAATACCAAGATTTCTTTAATTACGCCCCTGCGACTTCAGAGAAGTCAACACCTGTTCGGACTGCTACGAAGTTGAGTTGAATGAAGTTGATTGAACGAGCAGGCTTGATGAAGATGTCTGCAACGAATTCGTTGCGGTCGATTACTTCACCAGTATTGTTAGTCTCGTCACATACAACACGGAAGTCGTAAATACCTCTTCGTCCCTGAACATCTCGTAGGAATGGTTCTACCATATTTACGAAGTTGGAACGGGTAAACTCATCGTTGAATTCGAAGAGTTGGTACTTAGCGGCAGTTGCAATTGCTTTCTCAAGGACGATGAAGAGTCGGCGCACGTTGATTCTATCAAACGCACTTGGCTTTCTCTGCATAGTCTTGTCCCCGAAGAGGATTGTACCCTCGCCTGGGAAGGCAACTACTGGGTTAAGGTTATTCTTATAGAGGTTATCTCTATGAGCCTTGCGTGGGTTGTAAGCAAGTTTTACGATGTTGCGAATCTGTCCACGGTTGAAACCTGCTGGAGAGAACCAAGCATCGTTGTCGTTTTCTGTTCTAGCACAGAGTCCTGCAACATCAGCGTTGAGTGGAACCCAACGATATACATCGTTGTATCGGTCGTACTGATACTTCCAACCACTGTCAAAGACACCGTATGAGGATGACTTGTTGAGTGTGTTGTTGTAGTAGTCCACTGCGGCTGCTTGTGCGGCGGATGCAGTCTTGTTTACGACATCTGTCTTTCTGGGTGAGAGGAATGCTAGGCAATCCTTACGAGCATCAACAAGGTCGATGAGTTGTCCAGCAAGAGTTGCTTCTGCTGGTCCACCAAGAATTAGGTTGACATCTACAGTTTCCGAGTCTTGGAATAGGTCATACCCGTTTGTGTAGTAATTTGCATTACTAAGAGCAGTACCATTGCTTCCTAGAGCAAGTGAACCGTAGAAGTTTCTTGCGAGTCGTTCGAATGTTCCACCTTCGTATGCACCTTCAGAAGCGACTGCGTTTTCAACATTGACGAATGTATCACCCCAGGCTCTACCTTGGCCACCTGCTGTAGTACCGTCTACAGTTACGAGTGCATCTGGGTGGTCACCCCACCAGATATACTTGGACTGTTCGTTGACAACAGTTACATAGTAGTTACCTTCACCGTCGAATCTCTTAGCATCTTTCGCTTTGGAAGCAGAGAAAGTCTCAAGGACTGTTCCTCTTGCACCACTGAAGAGTCCGTCTTCGTCGATAACTGCAATTTGAACTTCATCGTTTGCGGCACCATACTTGGCTGCATCGGTTGAAGTATCAGGAGTTGCAGAGAAGTTTCCTGCGTATGCCCATTTGACAGTTGCTGTTAGACCAGTACCTGCGTCAGCAGCAACAATATCAGGAGTAACAGTGATGTGGGTGTAGTTGTATGTTTCTTGTGTGGTTCCGTTTTTGCTTCCAATGGTAGGCGAAGTGTCTCCAGTAAATCCAGTTACGGTATAGTCTGTACCACTTCCAAGTTCGATGAGGTCACCGACTGCGACTTCACCTTTACCTGCCCAGATGGCGCTGACATTGATTGCGTTAGTCGCACTTCCTACGCCAACGTGGGCAGCACCAGCGGATACACCGTTTGCGCCACCGTAAACAAGTGCAGGGTGGTCAGATACGGAAACCTGAAGTGAGTTACCAAGAACTCCTGGCCACTTTGCTACCCAGTGTCCAATACCAGTCGCAGAAATACCTGTGGAGTCCATTCCTGGCAAGGTTGCACCAGCGACAGTTCCGTCATAATCGTCTTGATTGAGGATTAGATATTCGGCGTTAAGTGATGTACCTTCAACAGAATCGCCTCTACCAAGTAGTGGAACAGCAGTCGCGTTTCGTGCGTCTGTGTCTACTTTACGAACTACCTGAAGTGCATTGGTGTATCCGAGGAAGTTGGCGGCAGTCCACCAGTATTCTGCATTGTCGTTATTTGGCTTACCGAAGTTCGCTACTAGATTGTTTTCGCTATCAACGAGGACTCGTTCTTCACAAGGTCCCCACTGGAAATTACCTGCAATACCACCAATTGTTGTTGCTACAGCAGGAACAATATTGGTAAGGTCTTTCTCGGTAACATTCACGCCTGGGCTGATTTGAAATGGCATTGAATCTCTCCTTTATTTTTATTAAAATACTAAGCAAGTTTGCTTTTTAGTGGTTTTTCTTCATCTTATGTATAATTTTGACAGATTACAAAGTCCATCCGTCCTCATTGTCCTCGACTATCCAGAGTTGTCCATCATCATCCACATATGAAGTAGGTTCTGAAGAAACACCATCATCTATAAACCCAAAAGGAGTCATATCATCTTCAATTTGTTTCATCTTATCCTCATAGAGGTCCTTACGAATATCTAGGTTTGTTAATTCTTTGAAATATGATTGGGTAGTCAACCAACCAAACAGAACTAAGGTCATCACTAAGTCATCGTGGTGTCCAGTTTCAGCCTGATATGATTTCTTCTTCGAAATGAAGGAAACGAATTCTTTAATTGTGTCAAAATCTTCAACAATTAATTTATTCTCTTCCACCATACTCTTTAGGAGAGAGCATCCAATTCTCTTCACTGCTTCTGTGGTACGAATACCGTACTGACTTTGACCAGAACCAAATCCACCATCTAGGGTTTGTCCTTTTCTGCCACGAACCGTAGTGACCAGAAGACCATCATATTCCATTTCGCTGTGAAGAATGTCCGCAACCTGACCACCAATGTCATTTAGTTCTACTAGAATGTGGCAGTTATTATATTGTCTTGCAGCCGAATAGATAGCGTTCGGATAGACAAGTGGAGACATCATATTGTTTCGAAACTTTGCTACCAGTCTATACGGCATTTCTGTAATGTCCACAATTGTAAATGCGTGATAATCTAATCCTTGTCCACGGGAAACATCTACACACATTACATAAGTATGGTCTTCCTCTGGTTCGACCAACACATCAAATCCCTCATCGTTTGAAAATACTGGCTCATTGTATGATAACTCCTTGAGTTTTTTCGACTCAATGAGAGTATTGACACTACCAACAAAGTCACATTCAAATTCTGTTCGGAATTGTTGTTCGGAGGTGTTCGCAATGGTTTCTTCTTTCCACTTCTCATCACGACCTGGAATCTGACTCCAGTGAACCTCAATAGGCACATACGAACTTCTGCCATTTATTGCATTGTTCCAGAACTTATAGAATAGGTTCATACCGTGTGGTGTTGAAACCATCAAAACTTTTGTTGTTTCACCAGAAGTGATTGTTGGATATACCGAACTGAAGAATTCATCTGCCACTTCGTGGGGAACGAACGCAAATTCGTCAAGGAAAATTAGGTTGAAAGAACTACCACGAATTGCACTTGAGGAAGTCGCCGAAGCGAGAATTCTTGAACCGTTTTCGAGTTCGATTGTTCCTTTATTCCACTGCTCTACACCCTGCTGAAGCCACTTTGGAAGATGTTCATATGCTAACTTCAGACGGTAGAGAAGTTCCCGTGCCGTCGCTTGCTTATTGGCAAGA